TAATTTTTTTCAGCAAGTTTGTCTACTATTTCTCTTTCGTCAGTGGTACCCAGTTTTTGACATATTCCATCATTTCTGGATTGATATTTTTTATCTTTTTTTTTATCAAATTGAGCAACACATTGCTTATTTCTCTCTTTTTGATTTTTGTTCATTTTTTTTTTATTCCATTTAAGGGCTACATCACAACAATTTAAGTTTTTTGTTGATCGGAATTTTTTTACTGCTGAGATTTCTTCATCCAATGTTCCTCCTTTTTGAGTTTTTCTAGTTTTTCTAGTTTTTGTAGTTTTTGAAGTTTTTGAAGTTTTTGAAGTTTTTGAAGTTTTTGAATTAACCATTTGATTATATTATATATAAATAAGTAATAAAATAAAAATGCTTGAAAATCCATTAATAATTAATGTTGAAAATGATTCATATAGTGAAACAGACAGTGAAACAGATAGTGAAACAGACAGTGAAACAAGATTAAGTTATACAACGAGAATATTAGGTTATATTGTTTGTACTCTTTTAGGATATTTCTGTACATTTGTATCAACACATTTTCTACATGATATTCATAAAAATTCACCAAGTTTTGCTATATTATACACTTTTGGAAATATATTATCTTTAACAGGATCTCTAGTTTTATATGGAAATCCTTGTAATGATTTTTTTATAATGTTTAAAAGGAAACATATTTGTCCAACTTTAATTTATTTTATATCTATGTTTCTAACATTTTACTTTGCTTATACAAAACATGTTACTTCAGTATATATATTTATTATTTTACAATTTATAGCAAATTTATGGTTATCATATACTTATTTACCTGCCTATATAAAGAAATGTATTTGTTCTTGTTTTTGGTAGATAAAACAAATATAACAAAACTATAATATTATGGTTTATATAGTAAAATGGAATCTATAAAATCTTTTTTAAAAATAAATTATTCACAATTATTAACATATGGAATTCCCTTGTTAACATTTGGAGGTTACCTTTTTCATCAAAAACGAATTATTGAAGAACAATCAAAACATATTGATAATATTTTAAAAATTCGTAAATCAGAATTAGAACATTTGCTAACAAAACATAAAGATGAAATCCATGAACGTGAAAGAAAAATTATGGAATTGAATCTAAAATTACAGTTATTAACATCTGATTATAATAATTTATTTCATGAACAAATGAATCCTAGAAATAATAATAATTTAAGATTTAGAACCCCGTGTGATTTATTAGAACAAACTGATAGTGAAGTAACTCCTTTAAATTAACGAGTTAAAAATTAGATACTTGACTAAAGATATAATGATTGAAGGGTTAGATATTATAATTGAAAAAATCAATAATATAAAATGTGAACACAATATTGAATTAATAATAGATACACGTGAGCAAAAGATATTAAAACATATTAGAAATTTATCTTTTGTAACAGTATCTCAATTAGATATTGGTGATATTCACTTTCGTATAAATAGTAAAACAATTTATATAATGGAACGTAAAACATTAGAAGATTTATCACATTCAATAAAAGATGGACGTTTCAGAGAACAAAAAATAAGATTACAAAAATGTTTATCTCAAGATATACATATTATTTACTTAATAGAGGGTCATTTAGAGCAAAAATATTATGCTAAACAAAAACGTTGTAAAGTATTTGGTCTTCCTTTAAATACAATAATAGGAACTCAAACAAATATTATTTTACGTGATATGATGCAAGTTCATAAAACAACTTGTTTAGAAGAGAGTATATTATTTTTATTAGACTTTTATAAAAAACTGAAAACACATTGTGATAAATATATGAGTAAAACAATAAAAGTAAAATCTGATTATGTTGACAATATTCATATATCAAAAAAAAAAAATATGAATAAGGATAATTGTATTATAATTCAATTAGCACAGATTCCAGGTGTTTCAGTACATATGGCAAAAGCAATAGTTTTGGAATGTAAATCTTTAAAAAATTTGTGTAATGCGTATTCAAATTTTGAAGACGAGAAAGAAAAAGAAAAATTTTTAGAAACAATAACATACTCTGTTAAAGGAGGTAAATCAAGAAAGATTGGAAAAGTTATTTCTAAAAGAATATATGAATATTTATCTTAATCATCGTCATCAATATTTAAAATAGAACCAAGTTGAACTTGGAATCCTTTTTTTGATCTATATTTAATTTCTTTATGGCCATGTTTTGCCATCTTATCTACAAAATCTTTTTTCGTACATTTTAATCCTGATTCGGATACATATTCTTCAAGTAATTTACTAGTAGCAGTGAAATAATCTTCTTCATCATATTCTTCATTAGAAGGAGGGAAACGACATAAATCATCATCATTTAGAAAGTTATATAAGGTATCACTTTCTAACTTATATCTTTCAGTAGCATTTTTAATTTTATCTGGAAATGATGGAAGAGTTCCATCAGAATACCATTGAATAGCACCATTAATCAACCAAATTAAAAACTGTTGTATATTATTTTCTAATTTTTCTTGTTTTCTTTTATCTTTGATTCTGTGTTTTGGATTATCAGCATCATATTCTTCTTTATCTTTGAATACCGCATCAAATGGAATTAAAATTAGACGTCTATGTAAAGCAGTATCATTAGAAATATCAGGACGAAAATTAGTAACTAAAATTGGTTGAGCCATCATTTCAAAAGTAAATTCTGATTTATAAAGAGGACGTACAGTACAAGTTTTATTACCTGTAATACGTTTAATCATTCCTTCATTTAATTTAACCGCTTTATCAGATTCATCAACGATCGCAATACGAGCACCAAAAAGAGGCATTAAATGGGGGGTTGCTGAACCGGGTGATGATCTACGATTCTTTAATAGTGAATCGCCAGAAAGAGTAGCATAATATTTTTTCTCTTCTAGAACAGTTCTTAGCAATTCAATCAAAACAGATTTTCCATTACTTCCTAATTCTCCCCAAAATACAACAAATTTTTGTTCTCTAATATGACCTGTCATTGAATATCCTAAAAATGTTTGTAAATATCGAACCATATCATTATCATCTAGCATAATATCTTGAAAAAATGATTCAATATCACTTGTATCCAACTTAAGACCATCTTCTGGAAAATCAATCTTAAGTTTTTTTGTACAATAATCATCAATTCTATAACAACGAAGATTTCCTTTATTATTTAATTCAACAACACCATTATTACAAGCAATAATATCCTTATTTGAATTTAATTTTGGCATAAATTCTCCATCAAACAATTCCGCTGCTACTAGTGGCATAATATTTTTAGCGTGATTAGCAGTCTGAACCTTTCTTCTTCTTTTTTCCACTGCTTTCTTAATTTCAACTAATTTTTCTTTATCAGTAGCATCATCTTCTTCTAAATCACTTATTTTTTTTTGAAGATCACAAATATAACGAGTATAAAGAGAACCTAATTGAGCACATATCAAAGTTTTGATATGACCACCAGAATCTTCTTTCCATAAATCTCCATCCCATAACCAAAAATCAAAACCTTTTTTTACTCCTGAACAAATTATTCTTTGTTCAGGAAGTTTATATAATCTACCAAATAATTCAGCATCTCCTAGATCTTCTCTTTCAATACAATGTCTAATATATTCTATAGAAATACTACTTGTAAGACGATCTCCCCATTTAGTAACACCTTTAACTAAGTTATGATATGCATCTTTATTATCTTCTTTGGCCAACTTGTATAATTTTTTTATACCATAATCTTTTGTAATTTTATCTGATTTCCACATTGATTCCACTTGATTTTCAACCCAAGGATCACCTGGTTTATAATGCTTAGATTTATAAGACCATTGAATCCCAATATCTTTCACTTTCATATAAAAATTATCTTCAATATTTTTTAAACAAAAAATTACTCCTGTCCATAATTCTTTAGAATCTAATCGTTTATCATCTAAACACTTCATAAGAATTGTATTAACAATCCAACGAAGTCCTTCTTTATTAAAAATATTTTTTGCAAAATATTTTTTATCACGTTTTACATATTTGCTATCTACAAATTTTTTTGAAAATGAAGCTTGTTTATCATTAAAAAAACCTGTAGTTTTTATTACTTTATTTTTTGACTGAGGTATTCGAACACTCAAATACTCCATTTGTGAGACTAAATCTTGTTCTAAGATTTCTTGTTTTGAACCTGATATAAGAAGATGACCACTATTCTCAATATAGGATTTTGTTTCTTTATCCCATTTAAGAACACCTAACATTCTTAGACCACCACTTTTATAGGGTTTAGGATCAATAAGTTCCTTATTTTCAGATTCCGTATTAATAATATCTGCTAAAGTTAGACAGATACCCTTGTTAACTATGATTTTTGGATAGTAAATATGAAATGAATTTTTTTTCGCTTTATTTTGAGAAATATAACACTCATCATAATCATCTTCTAAAATAAATGAATTTTCAATTATTTTCAAAATAGATTTATTGAGTTCTTCTATGTCAACATCAATTCCATCAATATCAAAAAACAATGGGAATTTTTTTGGTAATCTTTCACAAATTGAAGGCACGGAACTTTCTCCAATTTGTTCATACAGATTCATATTTTTCCATTTTTTGGAAGTGATTTTGTAACTTCCTTGGCAAATACAAACATGTGTTAATTCGCCATGAGAAGTACTCGCACTTTTTAATGTTTTTTTAATAGTTCTTGCTACGATAGATTTTTCATTCATGCTCATATTAAATTTAGTCTGTTGAATAATATTTGCTTTCATTTTTAAAATTGTTTTTTAACATAATAGTAAATTATTATAAAAAACGATTTAATTCGGGTTTTTAACATCTGTTATATTTTGAATATTTATAATCCAGTTGCAATTCCACTTCCAGTAGAAAATCCTGCTCCGAAACGCGCACCAACAGAAACTGCTGGAGCAGCCATATCTAAGATAGCAAAAGTTGCTGCTGCAGTAATTGCAATGATAAAAATTTCACTAGAATTTGTATTTTTCTTTGGAATATAATATGCGGCAAGTGCTACTGCAACACCTTCAACTAAATATTTTACTAATCTAATAAAAACTTCTCTAAAATCAACTTGAAACATTATTTATATTCTTTATTTAGAAAATAATTAATGCGTAATAATTACAAAAAGAAAATAAGGAATAAATAATAGTAATAAAATATAAAATGACTGATAATACTTTCGATCCTACTAAAGATTACTTAGAAGAAGATTCAACTGTTCCGGGGCAAAAATATTGCTGTATTTCTTTTGTTGAGCCACCAGAAGAAGTTGAAAAACATGTTGAAGTTTTCATTTTTAATAAATTTTTAAAACATATTGCTAAAAATTTCACATTTACACCTAGAATTGTTTCTACAGGTTCTGTTGGATTAGAAATTGAAGATAATAAAGAAGAAACTAAAGTTGAAGAATCTAAACAAATTGAGATTCAGGAAGTTGTTGAAGAAGTTGTTGAAGAAGTTGTTGAAGAAGTTGTTGAAGAAGTTGTTGAGGAAGAAAAACCAGAAGATATGTTTAAAGATCCAAAACAATGTCATAGAAAACTATTTGAAGAATATATTGGTTTTAAAACTGTTAAATATAATGACTTAATGGAAACTTATATTAATAAATATGGAGATAGAACATGTATGAGAGGTGTTAAAGTTCGAGGTTCATATAAAACATTAGATGCTGCTCGTGCTAGAGCAAAAGAATTACAAACCAGTGATGAATCACATAATGTATTTGTTGGTTCTGTTGGTTGCTGGTGTCCATTCAATCCGGTAAACATCAATGATGTAAAACCAGAATACTTAAATAATAAATTAAATGAATTAGTTCATAAACAGATGGAAGATGTTGATAAAAAAGCACAAATTTTTAACCAAAGAAAAAATAAATTATCTAATAAAAGAAAAGTAAATAAAAAATGAACTAATTAATTAGGAAATAACTAATTCATATGTATGGAAAAATTGATTATCAATATTACATAAATGATAAAGTAATTTTTATCCGTAATAAAAACAGTTTCGATATTGGTACTATCGCAATTATTTCACAATATTCTCCCGAATGGAAAGAATATTGTTATATTAAAAATAGAGATAAACCAATTGGTAAATTATATATTAAATTATTTTCTAAAGACTATGATTATATTATTAAATATAGCAAACTTCCGACTGATGTCACAAATCTAATTTTACAATTTAATACATTATAAATATTCAAATATTATTTTAATTAAATAAAGTTTGAAAATTTTGATTTAATATTTAAAGTGGTCCTAACATTCTATCTGTTCTTAATGATTTAGTTCCAGTTGTATTAGTATTTTTTGGTCTATCAAGTGGTTGTAATGGACTACTTTTATCACGAAGATATGTAATATATTGTTTAATATTACTCATAAGACCTGGAATTACAGCATTTACAACAATATCATTTAATTCTTTTATTTGTTTTTTAAATTGACAATTTAAATTTTTACCATGTTGTAAATAAATTGATCTCATTAAAATTGCCAATTCCATATTGTTTTGTTCATCAATAATATATCGTCTTCTAGATTGTCTATAAATTGTATATCTAATTCTATTTTGAATTTCTTGTCTATTTTGTGAAGAGAAAAAAAGTGTAGTTAAAGTATTACATTCAATATTTTTTAGAGCATATTTTTCAAAAGAATCACCTACATCATTTAATGGTGCTGTTTTTTCTAAACGTGCTCTTTGATCATTGCCATCTGGTAAAACTTGACTTCTCTCTTCCCAAAGATCGTCCATTGTTCTTTTCATTTTCCATTGACTTACTTTATCATGTTTAATATCCATAGTATTATATAATTACTAAATATAAAAAATTCTTATTGATTAACATATAAATAAGAATTTCTTAAGTAATTATTTTATATATGAAATGTTTTCCCGTCTAAAAAAAATCGAAAAAGAATTAAAAAAAATAGATAATTCTAGTTTTCTTAAAATTATAGGTATTAAAAATACATATATTAAAAGTTTTCTAAAAGAATACGAAACTGAAATTAAAAATGAGAAAGATAAACTACGTATCTTTAGATTATATTTAAAATATATTAATAACACTTATGATATACCTCAAAATCAAAGTTTAGATATATCTGATGAAATTGAAGCTTTTAGGTATTATGGTTTTACTAAAAAAGCATCAACTCATTATGTTAAAACAATTGACGGTATCTATAATAAAGATTCTACTATTAATTGGATATATAGACTTATTGAAAATTTAATTCAAACAAATTCTCATAAAAGTTTTAGTAAATTTCTTGAATTCTGTTATACAGAACATTTGGATAGTGAATCTGAAATTGAAGAAATGGATGAGGATAATCAGTTTGAAGATGATGATCAGGAAGAAGAGGATGAAGAAGAGGATGAAGAAGAGGATGAAGAAGAAGATTTCATTGATTTAGTTAGTTCTGATAATGAAATATATTAATCTCTTGATAGTTTATATAAAACACCTGCTATTACTAAACCAAGTGCTACTGTCGAAACTGATTCAGTTAATGAATAATCAGTTGTTTCTCCTAAACTAATACCTATATCAGATGAATCTACTTCTATTTCATCAGTACCAGCACCTTGGGCTGTAATTGGTGAATATTTTACTTTTTGCATTTTTGATACTAATTTATTAAAAAAATTGTTTTTTTCTGGAATAGTATTATCTTCTTTTTCAATTTTTGGATTCCATTTATACATTGGAGCTGGTTTTGCTTTTGAAAGTTGTCTGTAAGATGAATTATCTAATTTATTTGTGTAAAGTGCGTCATTAGATGCTAATTGATTATCATATATTTGTTCCATTTTTACAACTTCATCATTTCTTATAGGTTCTTGACCAACTGGTAATGGTTTATAATCCTCTGTATAAATTGGATTACTTTCAGATAAATCATGTAACCACTTTTGAGGTTTATCATTAAAATCTGGTCCATTTGCTTTATTAGAAAACCAAACAGAATCTTTTGAACCATAATTTCGTTCAATTTCTTTTTTTATATCTCGTGTTTTGGCCTTTAAACTTTGTGTTGGATATAAAATTTCTTTACTATGTGGTTTAATTTTTAAACCTTTAAAATAATTTAATCTGACATCTTCCCTAGGATCAATATTTAAAGCATTTCTTCGTTCTTGTTCTCTCATTTCTGCTATTTTATCGGCTAAAATGTCTTCTACAGCAAGTGCTTCAGCAGTAGATTCAATTTTATCTTTATGAAGATCTATCCATTTATTAATATCTTGATTATCTGTCATTATTATAATATATATATATAACTTATTTTTTTACACTGCGTATTATTCAATAATAATTAAATATTTGAATTTAATTATAACAACAAATATAAATTATGACAACAAATTCATCTCATAATATTAATAATGAGGCAGTAGATCAAGCTAGAGATCTTGTAGCTGAATCTATTGAAAAATTATATGAATCTTCCAGAGAAATTATTAAAGAATTTATGGAAGATGGATTAATATCTGGATTTAAAGATATTGATCAACTTACTTGGTATAATCTATTATCTTCTTTATGTGCAATTGTTAGAAGATTTGATCTTATTAAAGATGATGAAAAAACTAAAGAATTAGTTGTATTTAAAACTATTCAATTAGTTATTGAAAAAGATATTCCTATAGATGGAAAAATTAAAAAAGATGTTCTTAACGTATTTAATACTGTTGCTCCTAGTATTATTGATATATTAATTCCAGGAAAAGTTGATCCAAATAAACCACCTTCTCTTCCTGAAAAGATTGTTAATAAAATCTGTAAATTATGTGGTTGTGGTCAATTATAAATAATAAATAAAATAATTTTAAAATAATTTTAAATTTTTTTAAAATTATAGGTAATTCATTTTTCTAAACTTCTATTACTTCTTTTTTTTTCTTTTCTTTTTCTTCATTTTGTATTCTTATTGCTTCCATTTCTTGATTTAATTTGATTAAATTTAAATATCTTTTTCGAGAATATATTGAAGTAAATTTATCTAAATTTGCTAATTTAATTAAAGATGGAATTGATTTTATATTAATATGATAATATTTCAAAGTATTAATCCCATGTTTATTATAATTTTTACTATTAGAAAGCAAATAATATAAAATATTACGAGATATATGAATCATTAATTTCTCATCAAAACAATTGTCTACATTTTTTATATTTCTTAATACATTGTCATATTGATTTTTTCTAACTCTTTGAATTGAATTTCTAGAAAGAATTGAAGTAAATTTTATTTCTGGTAAATTTTTCTTTGATTTCAATTTATATTTATTCAATAATAAAGATGGATAATAACACGACAAATATGAATAACAATCTGATAAATCCCAATAATGATTATTATATATATAATTCCCAATTAAATCACTATATGATATAATCTCACTTATATTTTTTATAATCGGTATCCAATTACGTGTATCAACACCTTTACGATGATTTAAAAATTGTAAATAATTTTGATGAATCATTAAAGGTAATAATACCTTCTCCTGACAAAAGAAATAAAGTGTATCCTCAAATGATGTCTTCTGAGATAATAAAATTCTGGTAAAATCAAATAATTCTGTTTCTTTTTGATTTTTTTGTAATATAATCTGACATAATGATTCAATATTATCATCTAAATCTGATGACTTCATATCAATATATGAAAGAAAACGCAATATATTTCCTAATCTTCTAAAATCATTTTGACTAATATTTATAATATATTTAATTGAATGTTTATTTAATTTAAGATTATTTCGTTCAATAATTTCTGTTGCCTTTTTTCCTAAAAGAGTTTTATTCGGTTTTCCAATTTGAATACAAATACATTGTTTTATTAATTCATTTAAATTTTTAAAATAAGTTCCTGTACCAATACAAATAATTGGAATTTTTTTTTGTTTATTATCTTTTACTGTATTTACAACTGATAATAAATGTTTTTTACTGTAACTATTTATCCCCTCTATTTCATCTATTATTATTGAAGCACGTTTATAATTTGTTGTCATAATAGATATATCACGAGAGTATATTATTTTTTTTAAACTATTTTGAATATGTACCTTATTCGCAAAATCTAAAGCATTAAAATAATGAATATGATAACCATTATTGTCTAAAACCTTTTTCGCAATTTCCGTTTTACCAATTCCTGATGAACCAATTAAAAATAATGGCTTATTATCTGTTTCCAGATTTTTTACCCACGAATTTATATCAGATATAACTTTTTTATTGCCTAGAATGGTTTTACTTTTTATAAAAGTATCTTTCCATTCTTTAGTATTATAATTTGAGTCCGACATATAGATAAATATTAAACTAAATTTTTAATACATAATAAATCACTAGTTTAAACAATATAAAACGCATATTAGAATTATTTAATAAATCTTATTTAAAAATATTAAAATAGATTTTAAATAAGAATTGTTAAATTAGAATTATCATATGAGAGTAAACTGTAACTTTAAAGATAGTGAGTATATTATTGAAATACTTAAAACTAAAAAAATCATTGATTTTAAAAATGTAATTATTAAAACTATTGGTGATACAACCATTAAATATATTGATTTAAAATTTATATGTGAAAATCCAATCCGTTCATTCGGTCAACAGACTATTAATCCTGGTATTTTTTCACGAACTTGGGATAATATGACTCTAGATAATTATCCATTAGAATCTAAAAATTTACGAATTGAAATTATTAAAGTTGAAGATTATTCAACTACTGAAAATATACAACAAAAATCACAAAAAAAACCAATGAACCGATTTAAAAAATTTGGAAGAAAAAATGAAATGAAACCTAAACCTGAAAAAATTACATTTGATTATGATATTGATTTCCCCCCACTAGGTTCTTAAATATCTAGTTTAATTACTTTAGTTTTTTTTACTTTATTGGTTGTTTTTTTCTTAGATTTTTTAGTATTTTTAACCAAAGTTTTTTTTTTATTTTTTACTATACTTTCCTTTTTTGTATTTTTCTTTTCTATTTTCTTACCTTTATCTTTCATTTCTTCTACAATTTTTTTATCTATATAAATGAAATTTTCATTTGGTTTAACCCTCCACATTGGGCCATATGGAGATTTTAATAATAAATAACTTTCTTTTTTATCTTCCATATTATTTTTTAGAAGCATTCCTCCTTTATTTACAATCATATCTTTTTTTGTAATATATCTAATCCATGTTTTTTGTGGAATATTTTTAATCATTCCTTTTCTAACTAAACAGAAATCTTTTGTATTATCCGTCATCTTATCTTATATATTTATTACTAATAATAAATTTTAATATTAATAAATAAAAAAATCATATTAATATATAATAATGACTGAATTCGAACAAGATAATACTACTGATATAGAAAATATTGAAGAACCTATAACTATTACAAATAGTAATAGTATGGATGAAGAATCATTAAATCAAATTAAAGAATCCTTTTTATTATTTGATCAAAATAATGATGGTTATATTACAAAACAAGAATTAGCCACATTATTAAGAGCATTAGGAAAAAATTTAACTGACCTCGAAATCAATAATTTAATTACAAATAATGAAATTCAAAATAATTCTATAGATTTCGATACATTTATTATCATTATTAATCAAATTATACCTAAAGATACACAAAATGATTTATTAAATGCATATGAATTATTTGACCCTGAAAATAATGGCTTTATTAAAGTGAATGAATTTAAACATATTATGACCAATTTAGGAGAAAAATTAAATACTAATGAAATTGAAAATATTATTAAAGATTTAGACCCTCAAAATGAAGGCAAAATTTATAAAAATATATTTATTGAAACTCTTTTATAAAAAAGGGACTGTATATTTTAACATTTATATATTAATACTGTCTCTTTACAAGTAGGACAAGTATTATTATCAATAACCCATTTATGAATACATTCTATATGATATACCTGTCTACAACATCCTTGAATAAAGCGAATATCTTTTGTATAATCTATTTTTTCTAAACAAATTAAACAATTTATATTATGCTCTTCTTTATCATAAACTCCTATCTCAAATATATCTATTTCATCATCATCTTTTACTTTTATTAAACCTAACATTGAATCATCATATGTTTTTTCTACTTTCTTACAGTGTTCTTTGGCAATTTCACGAATTGATACATCCGGATTTATTTCTTGTTGATTATTATCTTCAATTGAATTGCCTAATGTACCTTCTCTACCTGTAATCCATCTACGAATACGATTTGTACAATTCAAAATTCTTCTTCTGTAGCGTCTAAACATCGTTTCATATATTATAACAAGTTAATTATATCGCAATTTCTTGATTTTAAATTATATCAATATCTTTAAAATCAATTTTAACAATATAAATATATTTAAATAATATTTATATATAAAACAAGATATCATGACAGTAGTATTAAAATTTGGAGGTTCCTCCGTTAAAAATTCACAAATTATTAGATCTATTTTTGACATTGTATATCAAAAAAGATTACAACAAAAAAAATTAATTGTTGTTTTTTCTGCTAGTGGTAAAACTACTAGTAAATTGATTCAATGTGTTGAATTAGCTTCCTCTGGTAAGAGTGAATATTTAACTATATTGAATTCTATTAATAAACAATATTTTGAAATAATTGATGATTTGTTTAATAATAATATCCAAAGAAAAGAACTAATTAAAGAGAAAATATTAATTAGTTTGAATAAAATCGGCGATATACTTCGTGGTATATTTTTAATAACTGAAAATTATAAAAAAACAAATGATTGGCTTTTATCATTTGGGGAAGGCATGACTTCTATGATTATGTATAATTATTTTTCCATGGGATTAGAAGGTAATATTCAATTTCTTGATTCAAGAGAAGTTATAAAAACTAATAGTAATTACTGTAATGCTGATGTTAATATGAAATTGACAATTGATCTTATTAAACAATATCTAAATAATAATGAATTTGATCTATTAGTTGTTCCAGGATTTGTCGCAAGATCCGAATTAGATAATTCTACTACTACTATTGGTCGAGGAGGAAGTGATTATACCGCATCTATTTTTGGTGTAGGTGCTTCTGCTGAATGTGTAGAAATTTGGACTGATGTAAATGGAATTTTAACATGTGATCCAAATATTATTAAAGATGCCCAAGAAATACCTGAAATGTCATATAATGAAATGTTTGAATTATCTTATTATGGGGGTAAAGTTTTATATCATAAAACTATTTCACCATTATATAAACACAATATACCACTTTATATTAAAAATACATATAATCCCGAACATCACGGTACTAAAGTTTCTAATGAACCAATTACTAAAAATAAAATGGTTTCTGCTATTTCTTGCTTAAAGGAAATTTCATTATTACAATTAAATGGTTCTCTATTACAAGGCAATGTTGGAATCGCATCCAGAATATTTACTGCGTTATCTAAAAAAAAAGTAAATATGATTATTATTTCTCAATCATCTTCAGAAATTGCTATTAATGTTGGAATTAATACAAATCAATCTAATATTGCTAAAAAATGTATAAATGATGAATTTAAAAAAGAAATGGAAAAAGGAAAAATTCATTTTAATATTAAAGATGATGTTTCTGTAATTGCGGCAATTGCTACTCATGAAAATACTAAATGTAAAATACTTGAAAAATTATTACAAATTGTTAATCAAAATAATATCCATATATATATGCATAATTCTTCTGGATTGAATTCTTGTATTGTTATTGATCAACATAAATTAGTTGACCATATGAATATTATTCATAACTCTTTCTTTACTAAAAATGGATATACTCGAAGTGCTTTCATCTTAGGATTAGGGAATATTGGTAGTGGTCTATTTGAATTAATTAGTAAAAGACATGACATAAATATAATTGGCGTTGCTAATAGTCGTAAATGTTTATTGGGTGAATCATTAGAAAAAATAAATTTACAAGATCTAAAAAATGATTTAAATAATTCTTCTACTCTTATGGATTTAGACCAATTTGTTAATGAAATGATACAAAATAGTTTTGTTAACAAAATAATTGTTGATTGTACAAGTAATACTATTATTCCTACTATTTATGAAACATTATTAAATAATAATATTAAAGTTGTTACTCCTAATAAAAAAAGTATGTCTGAAGATTATCAATTATTTAAAAAATTATTTAATTATTATCAAAAAAATTTATTTCAATTTGAAACAACTGTCGTTGCTGGATTACCTGCTATTAATTTGATTGATAGTCTTGTAAGATGTAATCATCATATAAAAAAAATAGAGGGTATGTTTTCTGGAACTTTAAATTATGTACTTAGTTCTTTTATGAATACAGATTCAATTACTATTACTGATGTTGTTAAAAATGCACATCAATCTGGATATACTGAACCTAATCCATTAGATGACTTAAATGGAATGGACGTTGCTAGAAAAATGTTAATTCTTGCTCGTATTATCGGTTTAGAAATTAATTTAGTTGATATTCCTGTTAAAGGATTAGTTGAATTTTCTGCAAATGATGCAACTGAATTTTTTGAAAAAATGCCTGAACTTAATAATCTATTTCAAACTAAAAAAGATAGTGCAAAACAAAATCATAAAACTTTAAAATATATTGCTTCTTATGATGCTTACACAAATACTCTAAGTGTAGAAATGAAAGAAGTTGATAAAAAACACCCTTTTTATAATATTAATGGAACTAATAATGTAGTCGCAATAACTACAAATATTTATACCGATCCTGTCATTCTAACTGGATTTGGAGCAGGTAAATTTCAAACTGCGAGTGGTGTATTAAATGATATGCTTAAAATGTAAATTATAAATTGAAAAAAATTTTAAATATATATTATATAAAACGGGACTGGTTATGTATATATTGGAAATGTTTTTTTAACAATTAATAATAATAAATTATTATTAACTGAAAGGACATTAAAGAAACTATTCCCGAATAAATATTGATAAAATCGATTTTAATTTTTGTTTTTATTAAATCAAAAAATCAGATAACCCGACCAAATGTATAGATTTGCCTCTTGATTACTTTTCTACTGTAATCTTTTTTTTATACTAAATATACATTAAATCATATATACAAAATGTAATAAAAAATTGAATTATTATTAAATAATACAAATCATCTGAAACGATTTACATTAGTTAATAATGTATCATCAGTACCAAGATATTGATGAGCCAAAAAATGGAGCTCATTTAACAAGTAAACAAATGTCCTTTAATATGATAAAATCTGTAATTGGTATCGGATTATTATCTATTCCATTTACGCTTAAAGATAGTGGATGGTTATTTTTAATAATCATGGCTGTAATCGGATTAATTACTTATTATAATGCTATTACACTAGGCATATTAGTTCGTAAATATACTAGAGAAGTTAATTATATTATTGATTATCCAACACTGGGTAAATTTATATATGGTGATAAATGTGAAAAATTTTTAAAATTATTTTGGGGAGGCGAGATTTATATGATCAGTTTAGTAATGGTTAGTCTTGCTGTTACATTTTTACATGAAATACGATTCTTAGAAAATGTTGATAAAATTTATATTGAATTAATTGTTATTGCTTCATATACGTCCTTTTCATTTATTCGTGATTACAGTAAATTATCGTTTATTAGTCTAGGAGGACTTTGTTCAATTGGACTTTTAGTTATTCTTGTATTTATAAAATTCTTTACAACATCACATTTAAAAACAGATACTAAAGTAATTGATTTTGCTAATATTCCAAGTTGTATAGGCATATCACTTTTTTCCTTTGGTGGTCATGTTATATTTCCTGAAATATTTGATACATTAAAGGAAAAAGAAAATTTAAATAAAGTTATCACCAGATGCTGGGGAATTATTACTATATTCACGATGGGATTTGCTGTATTAGGTTTTACTATTTTTGGTAAACATACATTTGATAGTATTGTATCTGACCTCGAAAGAGGTTTTATCAAAGATTGTCTATTAGCATCATTATTTTTTAATTTAATATTAAGTTTTCCATTAACAGTAAATCCATTACTACTAAAAATAGAATGTATCAATTGTATTTTATTAAGAATTGTATATATGGGAAGTCTCTTTTTAATTTGTCATTTTTGGAAATCATTTATTCAAATGATGGGATTAACTGGTGTTATATTAGAGAATGCGACTTCACTAATTTTTCCACCATTACTTATATTAAAAATTGATCCTAATATGAAACTTATCCATAAAATTATCAATATATTTATTGTAATATTTGGTGTAATTACTATGATTATTGGCTTCATAATCGAAGTTAAAAAATTCTAAACTACTTGTTCTGGTTCATCATTATTAGGTCTATATTTATATGTTAAAAATAATACCATTCCTAATAAGATAACTTCAGAAATACCAAATAGCAAAACTGGAATATTTCCTTCATTAATTGCGTAAATTAGCCACATTAAGCCTGAAGTGATTCCGATTATTAAAAAATGGATAGAAATATCTTTACTTGACTTAGTTTGATATAATTTATAAATTTGCGGAACGTTTTGGACAGCACATAAAATCCCAGCAATATATCCGATAATATCCCAAGCATCAAAATATTGAGTCATTTTCTTTTTTACTTATATTTTATAATATTCAATTTCTTTAATTCATTTTTTTCAAATTGAATAAATAATGTAAATTTGAATAATTATTTGGAATATATTCTTCTAAATGATTTGATAAAATCCATTGATACATCACTAGATCTAATATAGTATGATTATTAATTGGTATATATTTTGTAATTAACTCTAATAAATCATTTGGAAATATTGAATTTAAATATTTATTCAATATTCTCATAATCCATAATCTTTCTAAAATTGTATACCTATTCTTACTTATCCTAAAATAACTATGAATATTACAAGAACAATGTTCATAATGACAATATGTATTATCAAGTAAATTTTTAAAATAACATAATTCATGATTTGATTCATGAAATGTAAATTTACGATGACGAGTATAAGATGGCATTTGTCTTTCTAGACGATATGTATGTTCATAAAATCCAATAAACCATTGAATAAATTGTTCATCATATATTATTTTTTTTGTATAATTTTTTTTGAACGATTTATAATTTTCAAAATCATTTTTTGAATAAAAATAAATAATTCTATTCAATGATGACATCTATAAATATTATTTATATTTTAATATAATACAATTCTAGCATCTCTATTAGGATTCCATCCATTCTGTAACATAACAATTGTTTCTTGACTTGCCGTTTTCAGTAACATATAAAATTTATAGGCAAAGTGACAAATATAACAATCAATCGCAAACATAATCATTCCAAGAACAAGTATAAAAGTTTCTGGAATTAATACCATAAATACAATCTCTGATAAAGCACGACCAATTAAATATACAATATAAAAAATAATATAACAAGGTTTATACTCTTTTGTACCAACATATCCAAACGCAACAAAACATAGAGCAATTAAATATATAAGACTAAATGGTGCTGACAAAAAACAATTTAGTAATATGAATATAGCATCTATCATAATAAAGAATTTAAGACTTTTTCTATAAGTAAATATCTTAAATAACTCCTCTTCATTATGTGGTACAGGGACTACTGAAATATGATACATTGGCGGTTGTCTGATTGGTTCTGGAGGAACTGTTATTGGAGAAAGCCTAACTGAAGGTTCCGCATAAGTTGAGCCTTGATGTTGTTCTCCCCTAAGATCTATGTCAACATACGTTGTTTCGGGGATTGATGATGGATGAAGATTATCTCTTTCACCCTCTTGAGAGTTTTGAGTATTAATCATTTTAATTATCTTTAAAAATTGAAATTTAATTTAGATTTTAAATTTCATTTTTAAGATTATATAATGAATATTGGATATTTAGCACTACGTAATAGAGGCAATGATTGTTACCTCAATTCTGCATTACAATTTATAACACAAGGTCAAGATGTTAATAAAAATTTAATGAAATATTTTAAAGAATCTGAATTATATTGTTTTTTTCTTTTAATGTTTAAACAAAAATGGGATGATAAAGAATCACAGGATAATCCAAAAAATATTAAATATTTAGTATCTAAAAAATTCAAACAATTTGATAATAATCACCAACAAGATAGTCATGAATTCTTAGTATGTTTATTAGATTTACTTGAAAATAAAACTATTAAAAAATTTTATGATTCCACAATAGAATCAACTGTTAAATGTAATAATTGTAATCATATATCAAAAACTAAACAATCACAACGATATATATCACTATCAATTCCTAATCAAGAAATAACACTCCGTGAATGTTTGAAAAAATTTATTTTACAAGAAGATATTAATGACTGGAGATGTGAAAAATGTAAACAAAATTCTGGAACAAAAAAAAATTTAATATTAAATCTACCAAAATATTTAATTATACATTTTAAAAGATTTAGATGGCTTAATAATGGAAGACGAATTAATACACCCATTAATTTTCCTATTAATTGGAAAATTAATAACAATAATAAATATAAATTAATATCTATTATCAATCATTATGGTTCATTTAATCGAGGTCATTATACTTCTGCCGGAAGAGTTAATTCTAAACAATGGCGATTATATGATGATTCTAGAGTATCATCATTAAATCCTACTAATATTACAAATAATTTTAATACATCTGCTTATTTATTATTATATGAAAAAATTTAAATAGTAATTTGATCATCCTCTTTTTGAACTTCTAATTTTAAAGCTTCAAGATTTGCTTTAGTTAATTCTACGGCTTTTTCTTTATAAACTGCTTTTTGAGCTTCTGTTAAAGATTTCCAACGTGGTCCTTTTAATTTACTTAATTCGCCAAAAGTTGCTTCTGGATTTTCTTTACGTAATTCTTCTTCTACTTCTTTATCACCAAGGAAAGCAGCATAAGCATTAATGATTCCTTTTCTACGAGATACTTTCTTTTTATAAGTTCTTAATTCATTTAAGTATCTTTTCTTCATTACTTTAGCATCAAGATCATGATCTTCAGCAATTTTTTCAATTAAATTCTCCAAAATTGGAGTAATATTTTTTAGAATACTTGGTATTAATAATTTATGAC